AAAAGAAGTGTATCCAGAGGAGAAGATGCCGCAGCATCTGTTAAATCACCTCAAGTAAGAGAGGTAAGATCAACAGATGAAAAAGGTAATCGCATTTGGAAAGCTTCTGAAATTGAACGGTTAAAACCTTGGGAATTTGAAAAATTTGAAAAAGAAATTGACAAGGCACGTTCAGAAGGAAGACTAGATCTTTCGTCATAAACTAAACTTTAACTAGAGAAGAGGAGAAAGTCTTATGGCTTTTGATACATCGACAGGTTATGCTAACCTGCCTAGTGGTAATTTTACACCCTCTATCTTCAGTCAAAAAGTTCTTAAATTCTTTCGCAGAGCATCGGTTGCAGAAGACATAACGAATACCGATTATGCAGGGGAAATTGAGAATTACGGAGATACGGTTAATATTATCAAAGAACCTACAATCACAGTGTCAGCGTACCAACGTGGTGCTGTGGTTAACCCACAAGACTTGGCTGACGATCAAATCACTTTGGTTGTTGACCAAGCAAACGCTTTTGCGTTTAAAATAGACGACATCGAAGAACGTCAGTCTCACATTAACTGGGAAGCATTATCTACTTCCTCTGGTGCATACTCTCTAAAGAGAAAGTATGACTACAATGTCCTACAGCAAATGTCTGACGCTGCAGGTATTGGTGGTTCAGCAGTATCAGGTACAACCTTGACTACTACTGATGCAACAGGGCTAGGTACAGCAAATGCACCTATCAATGTCGAAACTGATGACAACGGTATTAACTTAATGTTAGCTATGGCTCGTCACCTAGACGACCAGAATGTTCCTGAAGAGAACAGATGGTTTGTTGCTCCACCGAAATTCTACGAAAAAGCATTTCAGGCTGGCAACAAAATCGCTGAAGTTCAAGTAACTGGAGATGATACTTCTCCATTAAGGAACGGTCTAGCAATGAGAGGTACTCTTGCAGGTTTTCGTTGTTATAAATCAACTGTCTTGAACAGTACAGGTGGAACAGACCAAGTAACACTTACAGATGCTTCAGCTACATTAGCTACTGACTCATCTGAGCATATCGTGCTTGCAGGTCATATGTCTTCCACTGCGACAGCTTCACATATTGCTAAGACTGAGGTAGTTAGATCTACTGAATCTTTTAGTGATATTGTTAGAGGACTACACGTCTTTGGGCGAAAAGTTCTTAGACAAGAAGCACTTGTTCGTGCTGTAATTGACTACGCTTAAAGGGAGGACTGATATATGGCTACACATGATAATACCATAACTGGTGGTGGTACTGTTGGACATCCAGCAAATGCTGCCAAAGCTTATGTTAGAACTTCTAAAGTTTGGGATACTGCTGATGGTGGTACTGGTGGAGATGTTGTTCAAATGATGCACATCCCTGCTGATACTATGATTATTGGTGGATGTCTTGAAGTTCTTGAAGCTAGAGGTAACGGACAGATAACTCTGGATGTTGGATACACTGGTGGTGATGTTGATACATTTATTGATGGATCAGCATGTGCTGCTGGATTTTCACCTTTCCTAAACGCTGCAGTTGGAGCATCTGGGTCTAACCCAAAGATGTTAACTTCTGCAGATACTATTGATGCACTCATCCTTGATGGTGGATCATCTGGGGAAAGTGCATTACGTTTCCGTATTCACGTAGTAATGTGTGACGTTTCCAAAAACCCAGTAGAAGCTGCAACAGTTTCAACTGGTACATAACAACTTTTTATGAGGGGGCAGGGCAACTTGCCCCTTCTAACCTTAACAAGGAAGTTGAATGTTACTTCAATTATTAACTACAGAAGAGGTAGACTTCTGTGTCACAAATATCTGCCAAATGGAAGATGGCTCAAAATCCAAGCCACTCACAGGATCAAAGAATAACGAAGAATCAACAAGTGTACCAGATAAAGTACGACACTTAATAACAAATAAGATATACAATAATCCATTTGTTGATTCAGTAATAAACCCTACAAGAGTATCGGTAAACTTTTATAACCAGTACAAAGAAGGGGGGCATTACGATAAGCATATAGATAGCTTTAAAGCTGAACCTAAAGTAAATAACACATATTTTGATTACGGTTTTTCTATATGTCTTAGCGATGATTACGAAGGTGGGGAATTTGTTGTTGATAACGAGATAGGACAAATACCTTATAAATTAAAAGCTGGACAAGTTATCTTCTTTCCTATAATATATGCTCATACTGTAGCACCAATAAAAAAGGGAATACGTAAAGCAATAATAGGGTGGATGTCAAGCAACGTTACATACGAACAAACCTACATACTCCGTAACATCTACGATGTAAATATGCACTTTGTAAAACAGAATGATAATGAAATGGCTGTGAAATCTACATTAGTACAGAATTATCTTAAAAAGTTATGGGGCAGATAATGTGGAATTATTATGGATTCTTGTGGTGTTTCTTCAAGGTACAGATATAAAAGAAGAAGTTTATTTTAAAGAGTTAAATACTTGTTTAGAATATTCAACGAAAGTAAAGAATCAAAATAACCATCAACGAGTTGCAGGGGATGAAATATATATTAAAGCTTATTGCATTCCTAAAAAAACGGATTAAAGAAAAAGAAAATCAAGTACCAAAATATTTAGGTAGAAAATAATGTGGATTCCAGTAATAATCATAGCATGGAGTTTAAATGGAGTGCCAACATGGGTAAATTTCCCTATGGTTAACTTTCCATTTACATCTGAAGAAAAGTGTGAATTATATGTTTCTAGAGTTAGAGAAAGTATAATAAAAGACCCTCAATATTCTAAAGGGTATAGTATATGTATAGAAGTACCGAGTGAACAAGGATTACCAACATGAGAATGATTTTAATTCCATTACTGTTCTTAGCTTCATGTTCGTATATGCCAGAGCCATTAAATGATCCAGCTATATCAACATTTGGCAAGAAGTGTAACGAAGAAGCTTGGAGTTATATCTGGATACATAAAGAAGGAAAAAATTTAACTGCTTCTGAAGAGAAGTGCAAAATACCCATTAAGAGGAATTAACATAAATGTTAGGACTAGGTACACTATTAGGACCAATTAGTGATCTTGCAGGAACATGGTTGCAAGGTCGAGTCGATAAAGCAAAAGCCGAAACAGAAGTAAAAGTAGCCAGAGCCAAAGCCGAAGCTAAAGTATTTGAAACAGAAGCAACATCCAGTATGCTGATGGAACAAAACCTTACTGCTCAAATGGCAGGTAGCTGGAAAGACGAATTTTGGACAATTATTTTTGGGGGGATATTAGTAGCATGTTTTTTGCCTTTCTCGCAGGAATACGTTAAAGTAGGGTTTATTTTTCTTGAGGAAAATACACCTGATTGGTTTTCTACTTGCCTATATATTTGTATTGGCAGTAGTTTTGGATATAGATTTGGTAAGACAGGTCTTCAATTAATGAATAAGGGGAAGTAATATGGCTAAAGGAACAGAAAAATTATATCAAACAGATGGTGATCTACAAAAAGTTAATGTAGATAACTCTAAAACATGTTGTGATGAACCTAATTGCAACTGTACTTTTGCAAGTTGGGTAGCTTACAAGGTTGCTTTAGAACCTAAAGGTAAAGGGTTTTATGAGTGGCTAGATGGCAGATAAACCTTGTACATGTGGCAAACCTGATGATCTTATACCAGATAAGTTAGCCTATCAGGTCAATAAGCGTAGGATGGCATGGATGCTAATCCTACTAATGGCTATAACAACCATATTAACTTTAGCATTTCCAGACAGATTAGCTGAAGCAGAATCAATTCTTATGACACAATATATCAGCATGTGTGGATTAGTTGGAGCATATTTTGGCTTCAGTGCGTTAGGAGGAAAACGATAATGACAGAAGGTAACGGATGGGATAACCACGAGAATACTTTTGAAGAAACATTACGAAGAGAACTTTTGGCTGCTCAAGAAATAATTCGCCTGTTACAATTAGATTTAAAAGAAATGACAGAAGCGTACTATTCTGTCTTAACAGGAAAATCAGAAAAAGAAAGATTACATTGATGGAAACATTTATAGATAGATTACGTACAGAACTTGAAGTAGATGAAGGATGTAAATATCATATTTATCTAGATCATTTGGGATTGCCCACAGCAGGAATAGGGCATTTACTAAAAGGTACAGATCCAGAATACAATAAACCTGTTGGAACAGTCGTTAGTAAAGAGAGAGTTGCCGAATGGTTTGAGCAGGATGTTGCAACTACACTAAGTGATTGCAGGACAGTGTATGATAATTGGGATGATATGAACGAGACTGTAAGATTAATCTGTGCAAATATGATGTTTAATCTAGGCTACCCTCGTTATTGTAAATTTAAAAAGATGATACAAGCTATAAAAGATGAAGATTGGCTTGAAGCAGGAAATCAAATGCAGGATTCAAGATGGTACAAACAGGTGACAAATCGAGCAGACCGTCTGATAAGCAGAATGAAAGGTGTGAGTTTACAAAACTAGAACCAGTTCAACAAAAAAACAGAGAAAGGCATAAACTGGCTTTATCTGAATATTTTAAACCTAAATCTAAAAAATTCATAAGGTATTAAGCCAATGCTTGACCCAGTTACTCTATCAGCCGCTGTTACAGGGGCAACTACAGCTTATAATGCTATTAAAAAGGCTATAAGCGTAGGTAAAGAAATAGAGGATATGTCCTCTGAATTGAGTCGCTGGATGACAGCAGTTAGTGATGTTGACAATGTTCATAGAAATGCAAACAGCCCTTCAGCTTTAGACAGAATATTTAATGGTTCAATAGAACAAGTTGCAATAGAGAGTTTTAGTGCAAAAAAGAAATTAGCAAAACAACGAGACGAGTTAAAGAACTTTTTGGTAGCCAATTACGGTACTGCAGCGTGGGATGATTTAATCCGTGAAGAAGGTCGCATTAGGCGAGTAAGACAACAAGCTGTATACGCTAGAGAGGAAAGAAATAGGCAGATACGAGACTATACCATCATAGGAATTGCATCATTAGTAGGATGTATTGCTATAATTTGGATAATATGGTTGGTAAGTCTTTCCATATAGTCATCATTATCATCTTTTTACTTATGTACCTAATCGTAGGTATTAAAGAAGCTAGAGGTAAAATGACTACTTGTAGGTTAGCAAGTCAGATATTGGCAAATAACCAGAGAATATGTGTTTTTGTTGGGGCAAATAACACACAATACAGGGAATATCTCCCCTACGATGCAGGGATATGTCCTAGAGAATATCAGTGTCCTTATAGACCAAATGAAAAACCTTTTGATTTAAAGAGTGTTATTAAGAACATAAAGGACCAATTTGAATAATAGGGTTGCATTTATAATGCATAACATGTATACTAAAATATGAAACAGTTCTTTAAAGATGCCCTAGAATTTGCTGAAAGTAGAGCAAAATCTGAACAACAAGCAAAAGAAATCAAAAATAATCTTAAAAGTATCTACAAAGATATTTATAAGTCCATCACACGACTAGAGAAACAGAATGGCAAGCACGTACCTAGTATTAATAAATAACGTATTAAGAGATGTAAATGAAGTAGAATTGACCAGTTCTACATTCAGTAGTTCAAGAGGTATTCAAACATCTGCAAAAGATTTTGTCAATCGTGCTATTACAGATATAATTAATTCAGAACTTAACTGGCCCTTTACTAGAGCAGGGGGAACGTTAGATCTTGTATCAGGAAAACAGTTATATGATTATGCTACTGTATCATCTACTTTAAAATATCTTGATTACGATACAGTATTTCTTCAGCCTAAAGATTACGTTACTAACGGTGATTTTGAAGTGGATGGTTCAGCCAGTGTAACAAGTTGGACAACTGTATCAGGTACTCCTGCAGCCAGTTCTAAGTTTGGCAACACCATGAAACTTACCAGTGCTTCAGCAACACAAGCATTATCCGATTTAGTTGTAGGTAAATCTTATGATGTGGTTGTAAAACTTACAGGGGCAACTACCACTGTTACCATAGGTACTTCATCAGGTGGATCACAAACTAAATCTCAAACTATAACACTTAGCAACGCAAATGATTCATCTTATACAACATTTGCTTTTACTGCTACTGCAGTAACTCACTATATTACGTTTGCAGAAGCATCAGGTAGCAATGCCTATGTAGGATTAGTAACTGTAACTCAAGCTGACATAAACCCTCAAAAATTAAAATTTCTCACATATGAAGAATGGAATGATAATTACAGGGAAAGAGATACTGCAACAGATGTAAATAAAATAGGTGTACCAGAATATGTGTACAGCACTTATAACGATGAGATAGGATTTAGTCCTATTCCTGATAGTGATAATTTAAGTATTAAGTTTGACTATTATACTACTCATACAGATTTATCTTCACATGATGATACATCTATAATTCCAACACGGTTTGAACCTGTAGTAATAGCAAGAGCAAGGTACTATGCGTTTATGTTGCGATCAGATTTACAGAACGCACAATTTGCAGCAAAAGAATTTCAAGATGGTATAAAACGAATGAGAGTAGAGTTAATCAATCGTAAAGATTATATGAGAGCAGTGTAGATGGCTGATCTTTCTCAAACACAACCATTTGCTTTTGTATGTGAAGGTGGACTTGTTAAGAGTAGATCAACATTTATTATGCAGCCCGGACAGGCATTAGAGTTATTAAATTTTGAACCTGATATTAAAGGTGGATACAGAAGAATAAGTGGATTTAGAAAGTATGTTAATCATATAGTTCCCCAAACATCTTCCAGTTCAGAAAAGGTTTTAATGACAGCTTTTTTTAATAATAATATAATGGCTGCACGTGGAGAAAAAATCTGGACTTCAGCATCTACTGAATTATCGTTAGCTATTGCTTCAGCAACAGGAATGACAGGTTCAGGTACTATAACAGTAGACAGCACAAGTGGTTTTAGTTCAAGTGGAACAATACAGATTAATTCTGAAATATTTACGTACACAGGTAAAACAGCTACAACACTTACAGGTGTAACACGAGCAGCCAGTTCTACTTCTGCAGCAGCTCATGCAGTAGATGATGCAGTATCAGAAAGCTGGACAGTTAGAGATACTGGAAGAACCAGTGCAGGTAAATACAGATTTGAACGCTTTAATTACGATGGTAACGATAAGATAATTGTTGTTGATGGGGCAAATGATCCTACAGTATTCAATACATCTTTTACAGCCACAGATGTTACTGCATCAAGTGTTGAGGGTGCTAAGTATATCGCATCATTTAGAGAACACATGTTTTATGCAGGGATGTCCAGCACACCTCAAGAAATAGTATTCAGTCAACCTTTTGATGAAGATGCATTTAGTTCAGGAAGTGGTGCAGGAAGTATAAAAGTTGATGATACGATTGTTGCACTTAAAGTATTCCGTAGTACATTGTTTGTATTCTGTGAAAATAGAATATTTAAAGTAACAGGAAGTTCGTCAAGCGATTTTGCAATACAGCCTGTAACACGTAGAATAGGGTGTATCAACGGAGATACAGTACAGGAATTTGGTGGTGATTTAATTTTCTTAGGTCCAGATGGGTTGCGTACAGTTGCAGGTACTTCAAGAATTGATGACGTTGAATTAGGAACTATAAGTTCTGATGTGCATACCCTATTTGATGAAAATATTGTTGACTCCAGTTTGTTTGATTCAGTTGTTATAGCCGATAAAACACAATACAGAATATTTTTTGCAAAAGATGGAGCTGCAGAAAATTTTACCAAAGGTGTTATCTGTGTAATGAAAGGACAGAATTACGAATTTTCAGAAATGAGAGGAGTTAAACCCTCATGCACTGATACATTTGTTGCATCAGGGGATGTAATTATTATGCATGGTGGGTTTGATGGGTATGTTTACCGACAAGAAAAAGGGAATGATTTTAATGGAACTGCTGTAATGGGTCGGTATAGAAGTCCAGATTTAACATTTAATGATCCGGGCATTAGAAAACATATGCAACGTGTCATATTAAACTATGAACCAGAATCAGAGATTGATGCTGATATGTTTGTAAGATATGATTACGAAGGAAAGGAATCATCCAGACCTGCTGCGTACCCCTTAGATTCTACTGATATAGTTGCTATATACGGAACATCATCATATGGCACACCTACTTACGGTGGTGCATCGCAACCACTCATAAGGCAACCAGTAGAAGGATCAGGGTTTGCAGTAGCATTAAGAATTAACGATGGAGGAACAACAGCACCATATTCACTGAAAGGATTTGGTCTGGAATATCAAGTGGGGGCTAGAAGATAAATGGGAGCAACGTATACACGACAATCGTCATACACTGACGGTGACGTAATCACAGCAGCACATACTAATAATGAATTTGACCAATTACTAGCAGCCTTTCAAGCAAGTACAGGTCACACACATGACGGTACTGCTAATGAAGGTGGACCAATTACTAAAATGTTGGGTACATCCCTTACATTAGGTGATGGTACTTCTGGTACAGATATTACAGTAACTTTTGACGGTGAAAGTAATGATGGTGTACTTATATGGATGGAAGACGAGGATTATTTTAAATTCTCTGATGACATCCTTATCAATAGCACTGAGAAGTTATATTTTCAAGACACTGGTACATATATTTATAGTAATGCTGATGGTGATCTGGATCTTGTGTCTGATGGCACTAATGCAGACGCAATCAAACTTGCCAGTTCAGGTGGTATTACTCTTGACGCTGCAGGAGACATAATTCTCGATGCAGATGGGGATGACATTACCCTTAAAAATGGTAGTGCTACATATGGATCATTCACAAACAGTAGTGGCGAACTTGTAATTAAATCAGGTTCTACACCTACAACTGCCATGACATTCAGTGGTGCTAACGTAACATTCTCAGGAACAGTTACAATAGGTTCAGCAGGTATATCTGAAGCAGAACTAGAAATACTTGACGGAGCAACTGTAACAACTACCGAATTAAATATTATAGATGGTGATACAACTGCCAGTTCAACCACAGTAGCTGATGCTGACAGAGTTGTGTTTAATGACGGTGGCACAATGAAGCAGGTTGCAGTAACGGATCTTGCTGCATACTTTGACGATGAAATAACTGCAATGCCAAATCTTACATCTGTAGGCACGTTGACAACACTTACAGTTGATAACGTAATTATTAATGGAACAACCATAGGGCATACAAGTGACACTGACTTAATGACAGTAGCCAGTGGTGTTCTAACTGTTGCAGGTGAAGTGGATGCAACATCTCTTGACATATCTGGTGATGCAGACATTGATGGAACAGCCAATTTAGATGCAGTAGATATAGATGGTGCTGTTCAGATAGATGGTGCGACTACTTTCGGTGTAGATGATACAGGTGTGGATGTCAAGTTTTTTGGTGCTACATCTGGTGCGTATTTACTTTGGGATGAAAGTGCAGACAAGTTGCTGACAGCAGGGGGTGCTGTAGTAGACATCGTTAAAGACAAGCTACTAATCGGTGGAACTGCTGTAACAACAACTGCTGCAGAATTGAACGTTCTAGATGCAGTAACAGCAGGTACAGTAACTGCCAGTTTAGGTGTGGTTGTTGACTCCAATAAAGACATAGGCACATTTAGAAATATTACATTATCAGGTGAGTTAGACGCAGGTAGCTTAGATGTATCAGGTGATGTAGATGTTGATGGAACAGCTAACTTAGATAATACTGACATTGATGGAACATTAGCTGTTGATGGTTCTAGTATTTCCTTAGAT